CTTCCACTTCCACTTGAGGTCCGCCACCGTCATGCCTGCGGGCAACACCAGCTCGCCATCGTCCACCAGCAGTGATAGACGCCACCGGGTCCAGTCGTTCAAAAGCTCGCGGTTGTCCTGTCGCTTCGATCGCGCGGACTTTTCGTAGAGAATCCACCCCTGCCGCTGGCCGCTGTAGTTGGTGTGGGACTCGTCATAGAACGAGTATGGGATGTCGAGGGACTTGAGTGCGATTTGCAACACAAGGGGGATGAAGTCCTGGAATTGGGTGGAGGGGGTTTGGGATTCAATAATCTTGGCGTCTTCCCCCGCCGCCAGATTCAACTGGATCGGTCCGCTGCCATAGTCGGCCTGCGGGAAACCGCACGAATCCGTGTCGCTCGTGCCCTGCGCGTCAGTGGTGGCATCGGCGATGCCGGTGCCGACCGCGCCAAGCGGGGTTTCTTCGGGGGACATTTTGCGGAGGAATGCGATGCCGAAAAGCTGGGCAACTTTAGCCTTCGCGTTGGCGTACTCTATGTTTTCGTGCACGTCGCGAAAACTGTTGTAGGCCGATGCGATGGGGGGGATGCCCCGCACCTGGTCAAAGCGGTTTGTCGTATCCCAGCATGCGTGCTGATAGACCCACCGGGCCTGCAACATGCGTTCAAATTGCATGTCCGCGCCAGAATATCCGGCGTCGGAGGTGACGGCGCGTTTGCAGCAGACGAAGGCGATGGCTTTGCCGGCGTCGTTGGTGTAGACCCCGTGGTTGATCTTGGAGGGGTCGATACCTTCGGGGAGACCGGCGTAGGGGGTGCGGATGCGGTCACCCTCGATTATCTGCGTCTGGCCGGTGCCGAGCTTGAGCCACAGAATGTCCCCGTCAATTATGCGGCGGGCTTCGGACATTCGAAGGGCGCGGGCAAGGGAATGCCGCCCCGCAACGTCGAATTTCTCTTTGGTTCCGGCCTCCTCAATCGCCGCGTTGATGATCGCATCAAGTTCGGGATTGCCTGTTTTGGATCGGAAGCTGAAGGTTGCCACGTAGTCGAGGTGTTTGCGAACGGCCCAACTGACAACCGCAGTATTGCGGAGCAAGTCCCGCGTTCCCGACACCAACGAACGCCGGGCGGACGGGGGCAGCTCCGCATCCTCAGAACGCATGAGTCCCGTGGAGGCGATGCGGCGGTTTTTGGGTTTGGTGGCTTCATACCCGCTGTTCATTGTGAACGCGCGGCGGCGGATTGCTGGACTATCGGCTGGGGCGCGCCGTTGGACATTGGGCGGAACAAACCCGAGCGTTTCCATTAACAGCCCCCCAAGTTGATATTGGCAAACCGGGGGTGAGCTTTGGGGTTGAGAATTCGATTGATGTCCTCAAGGCGCTGGCGGACGGCAGCGAGGTCATAGTTCACAGTGACGCCATCGGTGGTCACCGAAGACGCCCCACGGGCAAGAATGGCCCGGAGCCTCAATGCCTCTTGCTGATAATCGTAGTAGACGGACGAATTCATCTTGCCAATTAGAACACACTTTCTGGAAACGGATAGATGTTGTATACCGGGATTAGGTATGAATTTATTTGGAGTTTCTGACAACCCGGTTTTCATAACTCCGGTCTACACGTCTCTGGCCGCATTTCGCACACGCTGTCCACTTTCTGACAACATGCGTGCAAGGTTTTCCATCTGGCGTGCCGCCAGTGTATTCGGCTTCGGTCGTGCAGTTGTATGCAGTCCGGTCAGTTGAACCGCACGCCGGGCATCGGCTGGGGTTTATGGTGACAACGAGGGCTTTGGGCTTTGCGGAAGGGGGGGGCATAAGAGTCTCCTAAATGACAAGCGGAATAATGGACCTGCGGCGGCGATTATGGGCGACGCGCAGGGTGGGCACGGTGCCAGCGAAAGCGTTCTTGATTCCCCCCATTGATGCTGCGGCGTGACAGCCCACCAGCACGTCTAAAAAGTGATTGTCCCGCCCCGGTCGCAACTTCCATTCGGTGAGGCTGCGGCCACGTCCTTGCGTCTTGACGCCGTATTCTGCGGTTATGTGCTCCGCGAACATGGTGTGTTTGTCGGCAAACAATTCCACGCTGCGCGGGTCGCCAACCGGCGCGGCAAGCCCAATGGCTACAAAGGTCTTCCAAAAGTTGGTGTCAACCTGAGCGAGCCGGACGGCGGAGCCCTTCACCGGGGCAAGGGACCAGTGAAAGCCGATGCGCTCCCCCTCTCTCGCCCTGAATGTCTCCCATGGGGCTTGGGAGGCGCTGACCCCTCGGCCTTTGCTGGGAAAGAGAATGGCCGCATACTTTGAACGGCGGCAGAATTCGTAGACCGTCTCGGCGTGCTTGCCGTCACCCGAGTCGATGAGGCACAGATTCACGCCAATTTCCGCCCCATCCTCTCGCTTCCACCGCCTGCCCAGCAAAGCATCGGTAAAGAGCGAAAGCCCTGCGTTCAGTATGGCCGGCAGTGAAGCCGCACCAACCTGCCGCTTGAGGGTTTTTTGGGCGTCGCGATAGGTGAAATAGCTGCGTCCCTGGTCGGGCATCGTTCCGTAGTCGATGACATGAGCGCGAAAGCCATCCCGAAAGGCGCACACGCCGCCATAGAGGAGGTTGTCCTGCACGTCGATGAAGGCGGTAAGGTGCGTGGCCCACGCCGGTACGATGCCACGCGGGAGCGTGGTGGCCTTGCTGCGGACCAACTCAGGCTCCAGTTGCTCGTCGCCCGCCGCTTTGGTACCCGGGCTGTTCTGGCACTCGCTTTCAAACACCTCGGGGCCGTCGTCAATGTAGAGGTTGTAAGCGTGCTGGATGGCTGAGAGTTCGGTGGCGTGGTCGTAGCATTCCACCCAACTCACTTCCGCTCCCACGTCCATCGCCTCGCGGTGCTCCTGGTAGAACGCGGTGGCGGCAGCATGGGCAGCAAGCTGCGATTCAGGATCGCCAGCATCGAAGGTGGTGCGTATGGATTGGTATTGGTTGAGCCATAGCGTGGTGTGGGCGTCGGCCCACTTGCGCACCATCCTAATCCGCTCACCCTGCCACCCCGGGTGCTTCTTCTTGTCCAGCAGTTGGTCCACAAGGTCGTCTTTCTCGATGACGGTGGCGCAGACGACGACGGCCATCTGCCCGTCGAAACCCCCCAGCTTCAGGATGTTCTTTTTGATGAGCCCCAGCCGCGTCTCCACCTGGGATGGTGACTTGGCGGATTCGTCCGTTTGCGGGTCGTCAATCATGCAGAAGTCCGGGCGCTGCTGGGTGCCATCCGGGCGCTTGAATTTCATCCCACGGGAGGCGGCGGTGAGGCCCTTGGCGCAGATGATTGCCCCGCTGGCGGCGCTGCCTTCGATGGTCGGCAACACGAGCTGATCGGAGGTCCAGCGAATATGGGTGAGGTTGCCCCGATAGGTTTGGCTGGCGCAGCGCTGGGGTTTTCCTTCAAGGGCGCGGATGGGATGGCACACCTCGGGGAAGTCTTCGGCCAGCAGGTCGTTTTCGGAAAGCTCTGTTTTGACGCTGGAAATGTTGCGCTCCGAAGCGCCGGCGTCGGCACCGAAGATGGCCACAAAGCGGCGGTGACCGTAGAGGGTGGCCCACAACAGGGTGTTTTCCGCGATGGTCGTTTTGGCCCAGCCCCGAAACACTGCCTCGATGAATCGCCCTCCGGACAGGACGCATATTTGGATGCGTTTGATGGCGCGGCGGTGGTCCTCAGAAAAGGGGCGAAGCCCCGTGGAGGACGGGAAGTAGGTGGTAAGGAAGTCAAACAAGTCCAGCCGGCACGCTTCCCGCCGCGCGGGGTTGGCCACGGCGGGGATATCGCCGATGTCGGCAACCTCGGCGGCTTTCTTGCGCTGGTGGCGCTTCTGCCGTTCAAGGTGGCCTGCTGGTCTTTGGGTGGTGAGTTGCACGCTTCGTAGGTTCCCTAAATGCGGCTGGATGGCGACAAGCCAAACTCCCTCAAAAATCGCCGCATTTGTTCCATGCTTTTGTTGGCGATGGAGAGGTATGGATTGGCAACCGGGTTGCCGTTCACCTTCACCACCAAACCTCCCTCCCGCACTTGCTTTTCAGCCTCTTTCCACCGGCTGTAGGTGGTGCAGTACGCGGTCAGCGCCACCGCGTCCACGCGGTCGATGGTCCCGATCTGGATAAGCTCGCCGATGATGCGCGACCATTCGGCCTGAGCCTCGGCGTCCAGACATTGGGGCGGCGGCGGAATCTCTGGCGTGGCTTCCTCAGCTTCCATGCTGTGGCTCCTTAAACAGCCGGGCCATCCAGTCGCGATGAAATTCAAAAAGCCCGGCATCGTTGCTGAGGCTGAAAACCTCGAGGTTCCGGCATGATCGGAGGTTCGCAGACGCCTCAATTGCCACGTCATGCCCGGCGGTCGTCCTGGCGAGGATGATCTTGGCGTGATTGCGAAGCGCGATAATCCTCTGGCCTCTCCGCTCCAGCCCCGCCGCCATCGGGTTGTAAAGCTCGGCGCTGAGGCTTCGGAAGTAGCACGAGCACACCACCCGCACCTTGCCCACGCTGCCGTCGTCAAGCATGGAGAAAAGGTCGGCGGTGTTCTTGGCCGAGAATCCAAGCGTGGCGAGCCACAGTTCCTCAATCGTGGCTGGGGCGATGATGGCCAGCATGGCGGCGACGGAATCAAACAAGGGGTAGTTCCCCTTGGTGACGCAATGCAGCGACACGCCGGGGTCGGGGATGGCTTTGATGTGGTCGATGGCGTTGGCGGTCTTCAGGGCGTTCAAATACTCGCGCCGTGCCGGAAGCCGGGAGTGGCCGGCGTTATCCAGCATTTCGGGCGTGGCGTCCGTAGCGCGGTCGGTGTGTCCGCTTTCAAAGCCGGGCAGCTCTCGGCAGTGTTTGATTTGGAATTCCTTTAGGTCCACGGCGTCAGACAACCTCCGTGATGCCGAAATGGATCCCGCTCGTGCCGTCAGTTGGTGTGCCGGTGGTCTCCAGCAGCTTCGCCGCAATCGTGACAATCGTTTGCGAGGCGGGAGCGGAGATGGTCGCGGTTTTCGACGCGGGAACGGTGACGTAGCTTGTGAGGGTCTGAGGGTCCACCGACCCCGCCAAACACGTCCATTCAATAAGGACCATCCACGTTGCCACGTTTACGAATTCAATCCGCCTCGCGGGTCCATCCGTAGCGGTATCGAATAGCGGGACAAAAGCAGAGCGGTTAAGAATAACTGGCGATGTCTGAGTGCCACGAGGCATGTTTTCTCCAGAAAAAGACGACTGGTTCAAAGTTCCACGCGGTAATTCAACTTGTCGCCGCTTGCACCCTTGACGTAGATGAGGGCGGGGTCGTCCACGTGCACGTAGGCGTCACGGCTTCCGTCAGCCGCAAGCCAGTCTCGCTGGTTGGATGCGTCGCCGTAGCTGACGGGTGCTGTGTTCGTGCCGACGCCCGATGAATCCACGGGGGCATAAAGCTTGACCCTCTTGCAGCTTGGCACGGATGGCAGCGCGTGGGCGGACGTGTCGGGGAGGGTGTACTGAAGGTCCTGGATACCGCCAGCGGCTTGTCCGATGGTCTGCTGAGTGACGGGCATAAGACTACTCCTGTGAAGTTAGAGAGACAGGTCGAGGCCGACGCCTAGACCGCTGGGATTGGCAACGGGGACGTATGCAACCGTTTCGCCATCAACGATGACGGGGCGGATGCCGTGATACGTCACCGGGATTGAATCATTGACGGTCGGGGCAGCCATGCGGGAACGGGTGATGCTGGCCGCAACAATGGGCTGTTGAATGGTCAGAGGGGCGGCGGGAAAGTTGCAATTGTTGAATGCAACGCTCGCGAACCCGGTGTCCGAACCGGTGCCGCCCTGGTGCGTGTAGTACACCTGGAATGAGTTGTGGGTGATGTAGGTTCCACCGGTGATGGGGGTAAGCGCAACGCCGACAACGTAGACGTTCGTGTAGGTGCTGCTGCAATTCGTGATGCCATCCTGTCCCGCATAGTCCACAAGGTTCGTCGCCGCGCCCACGCCGCCAAAGGGCAATCCCCCGAAGTCGGTGATGCTTTGGGTGATGAAGGCCGCATCGCTCACGTTGCTCAAACAGGGGCACGCGTGCTTCGTCCAGCCCCGCACACGTGCGTTGCGGAAGGTGTAGGTGCCTGCCGTGTAGGCGAGGCGGGTGAGGAACGTCTGCATCCCCGTCCCGTCCTCGCTGGAGGCGTCCCCGATCATGTCGAAGAGCAACCCGCCGCCATCGACGGTTGACCCGGCGTGGTCGAGGATGGCCGACGCCCCGGCGTTGTCGTCGCGGTCCTTCAGGGCTTTGGTTCGGAGGAACGTGTGGAGGTTGACGGAGGGGGCGGTCCCGTCAAGGGGGTGGATGTAAATCTTCGTCCCATCCTCCCAGCTCGTGCCAGCGGTCGTCTCCATCGCGGTCAGCAGGGCGGCGGCGTCCGCATAGTCATTCAGGGCGAGCTTTTGGAGGAGGATGTCGTTCTCGGTGACGACGCACCCCGCGATGTCGGTGGCGCTTCCATTGGTGGTGGACCAGACATGGGATTTCCCGCTCTCCAGCGTCCACGTGGTGGCGGGGGCGGAGATGTCCGTGGTGAAGACTGGAGGGTTATTGCGGAAGTTGAAGGTGACGTTGGGAAGCCAGCTATTGACCGTGATCCCACGGTTGTCCCACACAACGCCGTCAATCTGCACGGTGTCCCCGCTGAGGATTGACCCTTCGGAGTTCAGTTCATCGTCCAGCTTCGTGGGCGTGAGCCACGCGGTGTCCTGGCCGTCGTTGGCGTCGGAACCGCCAGCGGCGATGTGCCAAGTGGTGGGCAGACCATCGGGGGCCACAATGCCGGGGGTGTCGAGGATGCAGTCCGCTTGCCCCGCCGTCGTCTTGTACAGCCCCGCCATGCCGATGCGCCCACGGAAGTAGGCGGTCCCCCCGTTCCCGACGTTCTCCACGTAGGCGTCGAAGTTGGAGACGAACGCCTGATTGTTCGGAAAGTCGATGGCCTTGACCCACTGCCCACCCAACGCTCGCATCCAAATCTGAACGTCATATTGGTAGTAACCACCGGCTCGCATCTGAAACGCCAGCCGCACCTGAACCCACTGGCGGGTCGGCATTACAACGTCACTGGCGATGTTGGTGGTGAAGCCGTCGTTGGTGGTGAGGATGAGTTTCTGGTCGTTCGCCTCGATGCCGACTTGCCATTGGCTGCCGCCGTTGCCGACGTAGCGGAAGTCCAGCAACTTAATCCAACGGGTCGATTCGTTGGTGTCCCAATTGAAGGAATCGACGTACACCCACGTTTCGAGAAAATACTGGTAGGTGGCGTCAGCTTCGTTGGCGGACGCGGGAATCGTCCATTTGCCCGAACCGCACTGGCCCGCGATGGCGGACCATCCGCGCGTCGCGTCGGCGGTGAGGCGAGGTCCGACCGGTCGCTTTTGGAAGCTCCCGGTGACGGTCCCCAATCCACCGGGCGTCCCGCTGTCGAGCGTGCCGGAGCTGGCAAATGCTTCCTGCTGAATCATCGTCGTCGTCATTTGGTCTCCGGGTTAATTGTTGGACGTGTTAGTTGTTGTGGGTGATGGCGGGAGAACGGTCGAGGTCTTCCACTAGAATCTTTTGCCGCGATGCGGCTGCACACGCCTCAATTTTGTAAAGACCTCGGGACGAAACACGGATTTCGTCCCCTGGGGAAAGTCGCACTTCCTGGCGGGTTCCTCTTCCGTAGATCGCGACGGTGATGGGGTGGCCGTTGTTCTTTGCCGCCGAAAGGGTGATTGGGCCGCGAATATGGCCATCCTCTTCCGCCGAGAACAGGACGGTGTAGCCGTCGCGCCGGTTCTCAACGTCAACCCACCACCCTTCGCCTCCCAGCCATCGCTCATCCCATTCGCGGAAAGCCAGAAAGTCGATCCGGGGCCGGCCCTTCGTCCGGGGAGGAATGGGGATGTCGAGATGGTCGGAAAGCTTGTCGATGGCGGCGGCGGCACACCGATTCACCGCGCTCTTCGTAACCCCAAATTCGCCAGCCATGGTTGAGGCGGTCCGCCCATCCAAATACCACCCGATGATTTGTTTTTGCCGGGGGTCGAGGGCTTTGATCGCGTCCACGATGCGGTCGCGTTCTTCCCGCTGTACAAGCTCCTCCTCTGGGCGCGGCGTGTAAGCGGCGATGTTCTCGAAAACAGAGGAGCGGTCGGCGTCGGGATCGGCATGGCAGTTGGTGAAGACTCTCGTGTGTTTGGAACAGCCGGCCACGGAATTTCGCTGCCGCTCGATTTTTGCAACCTGTAGATTCGTCATGGAGACGTACCAAGGGGTGGAATCCGGGAATCTCTGGCGACGGTGGACGCATTTGAGGAATCCGGCGGCGAGGATTTCGCGCCAGTGACGCCCCGCCTCGATCTTGCACTGGATGATGAGATAGGGAACGTGGTCCGCCACCCATTTTGCGGCGGCGAGTTCTTCGCGGGTGACCGTGGGGGCGTTATTGCGGGGCGGCTCGCACCACGCACGCTTTGCGCGGTAAGAACCCGTGGCGTCCCTTTTCTGGGCATCTTGTCGAACGCCACGGCTGCCCGTTGCTTTGAGGGGTTTGGCAAGGCGACCGTGATAGAGCACGGTGGAGTGTCTGTGGCGGTCGGCGATGTGGCTCACGGGGCGTCTCCGGTTAATTCGACAGCGAGAGCGCGAGGGACAATCCAGCGGTGGCGACGAGGAGGGGGGCGGCGGGTCCGGGCATGGCATGGGTCGGCGAGAGGATGGGGGAACCCTCGGGGACGTGCCGCAAAAGAACCTGGTCATAGAAGCGGTAGAGGGCGCGGGCGGCGGCTTTGACGGCGGACCACACAACGGCGGCGAGGGCCTTCATGGCGGACCACACACCGGCGAGGATCGTGTGGACGATGTTGCCGACCGGATGAAAGCCAGTGACGGTGGCGGCGGCGTTGACGATGCCGGTGGCGGGGAAGGCAAAGAGGAGGGCTTTGGAGAGCAGGAAGACGGCGAGCCCGATGCCCGCAAGCCAGAGGGCGTCTTTCAACCAGTGGCCGAGCTTCCCGCCGAAGATGCTGTTGCGCTCGTGCTCGGCGGTGGCTTTGTAAACGGTGGCGGCGTGTTCGTTCTCGGTCGCTGCGCGGTGAATCTTTATCTGCGTGTCGAACAGGGCGTCGGCCTGCTCTTTCACGCCGGTGGCGGCGGTGGCGATGGAGTTGATGGCCCTGAGCGTGGCATCGGCGGCGGCGGCGGCTTGGCGGGCGACGGGGAGCCATTGGGCGACGAAGCCGGCGGTGGGCGCTTGGTCGTCCTGGTGCTCCTCGAACGCCTTCACGAGTCGGGTGGTCGGCTGGGTGGTGGCAATGGCCCTGGTGCCGGCGTTGGTGATGGTGGTGTTGAGAGGGGCAAGGTCCACGCGGGGTGCCATCGGGGGCGTCTCGCGTATCGGCGGTGGCGAGCAACCGGGGAGGAACGCCACGAGAATCATCGCCGCGATCATGGGGACGATGAGCGGTTTTGCTGCGGGGGCAGCGAGGGTGTCATAGGCCGCATCGTCCGCTCCGCGTGTCCCTGTTCTTCCTATCCGCTGAGTGTCCATGGCGGCGATGTCAGCCGCGAACGCAAGGCAGTTGAGGAACGCCGATTCCTTCTCCGTCCTCGGGGGCGGGAAGTCGGCGGTAATTGCCTCGTCAAGATTGAGGCTGATAGGGTCGCTCACTGCTGCACCCCCGGTGGCAACGTGGAGCCTGCCGTACTCGTTGCGAAGTGACCGCTTGCGGGGGGGAGGTCTTCAGGGCCGGGCTTCCCCATCGCCTGACGCATGAGGATAGAGGTGATGGTGTCCAACCGTTTGTTCGTCTCTTCCTGTCCCGCGATCACGTCTGTCAATCGAATCGTCTGCACGGCTAAGTTGGTGTTCGTGACCTGCTGTTGTGCCGCCAGATTCCCGATTTGCGTGGTTACGGCCGCAATGGCGGCGTTGGTGTCGCCGGCCCCCTTCACCTCCTCCGCGTGCCAAGTGTTCACCTGCGTGGCGAGCGCGGCGAGGCCGGCCGCGTTGGCGCTGATGTCTGCGTCACGCTTGGCGTTGGGAGAGGTGATGGCGTGATAAACCGGCGCGCTGTAATGGATGACTGCGGCGGCACCCGTGCACACGCCGGCGAGGCAGACAACAACGGCTGTGAGGTGGGCGCGGATAAATATGGTGACGGTGCATAGTGCGGCCCACGCGATTTTCCACGTGGGGGTTGGCGTCGATGTTTGTCTGGTCTTCGGCGACACGCGGGAGGCTCCTGGTGTTAGACGTTTGGTGTGAATTCGTAGGTGTGGGTCCAATACGCTTCCCCCCGCTGCTGCGCCTCCTGCCAGCTCTGCGGCGCGACGCCCACCTGATCGCTGGTGCGGACGATGCCCACGCCATCCCCGGCGATGGCATCAATCGCGCGGTTGACGGCGTAGGCGCTGAGGTCGAGGTCGGCGGCGAGCTGGCGGATAGGGGCGGACAGCGGGTGAAGTGGAAGCGTCACGAGCACTTCACCAACCGCGCGATGGCCGGTGCGGAGGGGCGACTTGCGGGCACGCAATTCGCTTGTTGAAGGTGGGGCGGTTTGTGCTGACGGGATGTCGGATGTGGCGAGCATTTTGTTTCCTGTTTCTGCCCAAACGAAAAGCCCGCCGGGTCGTCGCGCGACTCGACGGGCTTTCGTTTCTTTCGACGGCTCCGGGGATCAATCCAGAACCGTGGGCATTGGGTTATGGTCTGCGGCGCGAGCCGCGATGTGTTCCCTTAGAGAACCAATGGTTTCGCAACGAACGATGGGCGTCCGCCACCGCCGACAATGAGGCGCACCTGCGTGTTGCTGGCGATGAGCGTTCCTGTGGAGGCGGGGTCGATGCCGCCCACGCTGGCGTTGGCGTCAAGGGTCACGCTGTGATTGATCGTTGCCGTGTCGCTCACGCCGGGGACCACGCCGCCGGTCCAAGTTCCGGTCGCTGACCAATTACCGATGGCTGCTGAGGCGATGGTGGACAAGGGGTGTCTCCGTCTTCAAGTGTCGCATCGTCCGTCGCGGTGCGACTTCTTTACATACTTTAACGCATGCTCAATTGCGAAGGTTGCAAAATGCTGGCATTGTCCGATTTGTCCGAATGTATCAATTGGCGTTCGCTGTGGATGGGGCCACGGGTGTGCCGAACGTCTCAACGTCCTCGCGACTCACCGCGTACCTCGGCACCTTGCCCGCGCCGATGTTCTTCGCGCGCAGCTTGCCGGCGCGGATGAGGCGACGGACGGTGCGGTCGGACACGCCGAGTGTGTACGCGGCCTCGCATGGGCGCATTGGTTGTGACGGTGTGGGGGTGTCATTCATGTGGCGTACCTCCTGGGGTTGCGGCGTCGATTGCATCGCATAGTTTCAATGTCTTCGCGGCGTTGCATGCCGGGCGTCCGATGCACGCTGATTGCAGAATCCGTCGCATATCCGCTCGCGTTAGACACCAATCAACGCTCTCTCTCGCCGCATCCACCACCGCCAGCAGCTTTTCCAACTTCTCCACCAAAAAGTCCCCTGGAATGTCTTTCAGCATCTCTTGCAACTGGGTCCATTCGCGGCGAATGATGCCATCCATGTTGGCGACGTCCGCCCGGCCTTCTGCAATACCGGCAGCTTTCCCCTCGGCTCGGGCCTGGGCAATCGCCTCCGCCTGCCAGCGCCAGCGACCCATGCCATCTACGGGACGGAAACAGCAGCAAGCGGAGTTCAAGCCGTGTTCCGACAATGGATGCCCACACACGCACGAGTCCTGTCCCTCCGGCGATGCTGGGGACGCGGGGAGGGAGGCGAGGGCGTCAACGGCGAGGATGAGAGTTGCAAAGGCATGAGATAACCCCCCGTGGTACCCTCGCATTTCTTCGCGCCAAGCAGCCGCCGCCTCCACCACTTTTCGCGTGAGGGCGGGTGACGGTGAAGGATTGGTGTTGCTCATTGGCGTTCTCCAAACAGGTGATTGGCGGCGGCGCTTTCCTGAAATGCTCACCATTGTTTTTCGCGTGATAATGGCGGTGACGTCCACCTAAACCGCGTTTTTGATAGCGCCAACGCTGGCGCCTTTTGTGATCGGAAGCGGGTGATCGGCATGGAGTGCCCGACCCTGGCGGTGATGGCCGCGCCCGATTGGCGTTCTGAGGGCCACGCTTGCCCGCTGGGGCGTCCGCAACGGCGGGGACGTGGATCGGGTCGGTGGGATTCGCGGGGGTTCCTGCGGGCGTTTATGGCGGCGGGAGCGGGGGCGAAGGGGTATGAGGGCGACCGCCCCCACGGAATAATGATTAGGAGGCGTATAGTTAGTGAGGTATTGCGGCTGTTCCCGTTGGGCACGATTGTTTTTTTCGCGAAAAGGGACCCGCTGGAAGGGGGGCGTGGTTTGAACGTTTGGTTCTGAAAAATATTCGCGCCATTTCCCAGATTTTTCATGGCTGCCCCCGGTGGTGTGGCGCTCCGAAGTCTCCCGCGCTGGCTGCCCTTTCGATGTCGTCTGGCTTTGCGTCGCCGAACGCCTCATCGACCTTGCCGGCTAGTGCATAGCCAAGGAAGAAGACCTTGCCGGGCTTTGGGTGCCAATCGGGTGCGATACGAAGTTGATGGTTAAACCAGATGAGACCGCACTGTTGCACGGTGCTGGCTTTGGGCTGGTTCGAGGTGGATGAGCCACAACCTGTGCTGGTACGAGTCCGGGTAATCCAGCCGACGATTGGGTACGTGTATCGCTTACCTCGGCGCATCTGGTACACGGCCACGGTTTGCGTCGGGTGTGGGGGTCCAGAACGTTCAACATAGACCGAAACACCGCCCACAGATGGTTCCGTTTCTGGTTTCGTCTCGCGATTCATAACTATCCTTTCTGCATATTGTTGTGCTCGTTTCGCTCACGTGCCTTGACAGCATCCGTCAGCATTTGACACCACTTTTAGAAAGTGTCCCCGTAAGAGCGCCTTAGGAAAGTTTCTAAAACAGGCGTCGGATGATGCCGGATGGTGTCAGACATAAGGCAATGCCCCCGGCTGGACGCCGACCCGTGACCAATAGCGACAGCCGCTGGCATCCCTCTCCCGACGCGCCCCCCGATCCTGGAGTTTCTTGGCCAGCTTCTTTGCGCCCATGCGGCGGCTTGCTGGTATGCACTGCTCCTGTGCCCACTTGTCGTATGCCTGTTGAATGTGGGCGAGCGAGCATGTGAAGCTAGGGCCGAAGTGAAGGCGGGTTTCAAAGAAGTCCGCCGTAGTGTCCATCTCATCGCGTAGTTCTTCGGTGAGCGCCTTCACGCTGTCTGGGATTTCTAACCCGAATTCCTGCCACTCCATGCAGCCCACAACCAGCCACGCGAGGATTGCCGGGCCAGACAACTTGGGGTCAGTGAGTTGGCGTTTCACTTTGCGGTCCCGCTTCTCTGGCGGAATGGTGTGGTCAAAGGGCGTGCGAACGATTCGACGCCACATAGCGGCATCGTCCGGGTCAATGTGCGGCGCGTGGTTCGCAACAAGCCAGAGCTTGAATTCTGGAAGGTATTCGAACTCTGGGCAGTAAAGGTTGCGGGCCGTGATCCGCTCCCCGCCCGTCATGTTCTTAACCACGCCTTCCGCCAGTTCCTTACCGTCGTCGGTTTCTGAGCTGACCACGAACCGAGCGCCCACAAGACGGGCAATGTCCCCACTGGCTGCTCCCCCGTTCGTGCTGCTCTTTTTTAGAAATGATTCGAAGTTGGCGGTGCGAGCGTAATCCGCAAGAACCATCTTCATCATTTCCATGAAGGTCGATTTGCCCGAGTTGGTGGGGCCGTGGACGAAAAACAGCTTCTCCTCGCTGGCGTCACCAGTGAGGCAGTATCCCGATGCCCGGCGAAGGAATGCGATAATTTCCGGGTCACCAATCCAGTCGTTTAACACGGTCTCCAGTAATTCAGACTGAGCATCCTCCTGGTACGGCACCGGAGACAGGCAGGTGATCAAGTCGCTGGCGGAGTGCGGCTTGAGTTCCTTAGTCGTCAAGTCCAGCGTCCCGTTGTCACAATTAAACGCAAACTTGTTGTTGTCCCAAGCCGATGCCGGCGGCGCGATGATTTTTTGTTTTGATGCCATTGCCACCATCGCATCGAGCTTGCCTTTGTCGAGGCTCTTGGCGGCGTGTTTCGCAAGTTCAGGGGCAAGGTGACGGTGCTGCTCGCTTTCGGCGCACGTCTTGGCTTCCTCAAAGATGCGCTTGGCGGTCTCGGCGGCGTAGTGATAGATGGAGGTTCCGTTTTCGTCCGCCTTCCATCGTTTCCCGTCCCACACTCGCCAGTGTTTTGTCCGCAGGTCGAACCGCAGGATGTCTCCAAAATGATGAGCAAGCCGCTGGCCGTTTCCCCAATCCCGCTGAATCCACGGTTTTCCAGCCCGGGCGGATTCGATGGGACCAACCGTGGGCATGGGGCCATCTTGCGCGTCCATCACGTCCACTCGGGGGATATCTGCACCCTTGGGTTTGGGTATCTCGATGGACGCCGCCTTGAGCACGAGCCGGGCGATATCCTCATGCTCAAATTCGGTCGCCCTGGCGGCAACGGCTGCAACAAACTCTTCCCGTTCGTCGGCATTGCGCATGTCCAGGGTGTCGATATGTACCGGGTCGTCTTCCTGCCCCTCAAAATATACCTTGACCACTCGTTTCGGTGATCGGCGAGATTCAGGTTGCTCACACTTGCACCGCAAGGGCCGGACCGGCAGTTCTGTGGAAACGGCTTCACTCATGGCTGCTCACTTGTTTTGACGCCGCCACAGGTGCGCGTGGGCGAAGTTCGGCCACCACCGCCGTAGGGCGTCGGGTGTAGAATTTTCCTAGTGCGATTGCCTTCTGAATTGTCGCGGCGCGATAGTCAGCGCGCTGACACCACTTATCGTCACACATTGCAGATTCGCGGAAAATCCGGTCGATCTGCTCGGGTTTCGGCCCCGTCCAAAAACTGATTATGTTGCAAAGCGCTTGATCCGCTTCGCTTCCGCTGGTGTAGTCGCTGAAATCGCCTTGATAATAGAGCTTATAAAACTTCGGGCCGTTGGCGGCGAGGATGGCGTTCTGGCGCACGGTGTCATCATCAAAATTCGCGGGTTCTCCCACGAGACCCACGCTGATGTCCTCGGCGGGCCTTGCTGGAAAAACCTGCGCGTAGAACTCTCCATAGAGTTCTTGGCATTCGCGGATTGTGGTCGGCGTCCCCGGGTAGAGGTTCCCGGTCATAGTGAAGAACCGAACACGGTCGTATGTTTCGATTTCGCCGCAAGCATGTCCCCAGACCGTTGCACTTCCGATGCGGCACCTGGCCTTGCCTTCCCCCACTCGCGGGATCTTCGCGCCCACCACCAACTTCACCCCCTTGCCGCTTGGGCTCACCTCAGTCCGGGTGCTGAACCTGTCTACGATTTCTTGCGCCCACGGCAAAAGGTTGCCATCGTCATCAAGGCAGTGGTCAAGGTCGATGCCGGTGAAGGGGTCTTCAATTTCGATACGGCGGATGAATTCTCCGGTCTCTGCATCAAAAATGTTGTGTCGTTTGCTGAATACGTAGCCGACGCCGTCGTAACCGCCGGCCATGAAAACCGTCTCGGCCTCGGCGAAGCGGCACCATGTGGCTGGATCAGTGGAACTAGCTGGCCTTCCGGTACGGGCGTTGAAAAGCAGCTTCCTCGGCTTGGGCCTGGCTGGGGTATATCGCCAAACGACCCATTGGTCCCGCCCCCGCATCTCCTCGGGCGCGTCGATCACTTTCGCACCTCAGGTGTCTCCACCTTCCGCCAGTCGGTGATCCGAATTCCATAAGAACGCAGTGCCCCCTTGGCGAAGCGTTTGAGCCTTGCCCATACCGGCGGGCCTGCACCTTCGGCCTTCACGGTGATCTGCCAAAGTTCATCGGGTGGTGATAGGTTGGGGGCGTCGTCCAAGTGCAATCCTTTGCTCCGGGTTTAACTGTTTAAGTCAATGAGGCCGGCAGCGATGCGGGTCCAGATTTCCGTCTCGCGCTCACTGAACGCCAACATGAGGGGCAGTTCTTCGGGAGGTTGGTTGGGCGGGTAGAGTTCCATCCAACCCTCGACGCGCCATCCGCCATCGCATTCGACAAGACAGAAATCGGCGCTTCCCGGCGCGGCGTTCGGAACGGGCATCGCGGGCTTCGCGCCGAAGGGTTGGCCGTGTGCGTCGATGAGGAAGGTGAACCATCTCTTGGTCGTGAAGCTTCCGACGATGACTGCGAGCTGAACGAGCTGTCCGTTTATGGCCATTGCAAGGTCGATGTTGCTGATCGCACCTGTGACGGTCCGGCGGATTTCGGCGCTGGGCGGGTCGGGTGGTGGGGTGAAGGGGTCCGGTCCGTGCATGGGGTTCCTCTGTTAAATGAAAGCCCCGCCGCCCGCTGCCTGCGCGCGGGCGACGGAGCGGTGTTGGTCAGACTTCGATAAGTTCTTCGGAGGGAGCAACGAGGTCAGTGGGGACGGACCAGTTTTCATGGGCGGCAATTACTCGCCGCACCTCCTCTACTGACATGGAGGTGTGCACCGCGTTGCCGTCCAGCATGTAGACACTGGCAAACGAACCTCCACCACCAGTGACGCGAGTGATATGTGAAAGCGCGACGTAGATATCAGCAGCGTCGTCCTTTCTGGAGAGCCTCACCATGCGCGTCGCGGGGTGGGCGATGCACTCGCGGTTGAGCATGGCCTGCACGAATGTTTGCGCGTTCAGTCGCGGATCGTCGGGGATGTGGAAAAACCCACACAGAGTTCTCCACAACAGGTCTTGTTGGTGTTGCCGGCGGCGGTAGTTGGGCGGCGGGAGGGTGGCGGGGCCGTCAACGGCATCGGCGATGGTTTCGCACCAGCGGTCAACGAAGGTGCCAAGGTCTGGCGTCTCCACCCAATCCGTTGGAACCGTGTGGGGGTGTCCGCCGAAGTCCACCACGGTGACGCGAGGTCCATGGGGTGAATCGCTAGTGTCGGCAATCATTCCGACGATCACGCCGCCATCCGGGTCGGGCCGGTTGATGATCGCCATGTGTCCGTTAATGGGGGGTGCCATGATTGGGGGACGCATATAGTCTCCGTGCATGAGGGGTCTTACTTTTCCCGCCGACGCGCGTCGGACGGGGTGCCTGTCGCATCGACGGCGGCGAGTAGGTTTTTCATCTGTTCAAGCTGACGAAGGGATGGGCGGACGATGGTGCCACGGGCCTTGCTCCGAACACGGCGAGCGCTGGTGGCGACGAGTCGGCGGATGCTGCTCGGGGTCACAACTGCCCCCTTTCCAGTAGTTCGTGCCCCCGGTCGATAAGTTTCCTGGCGAGGGAATCGCGGTATTCTGGCGGGCATCTCCGCGAAAGTTCCTCGGTCCAGTCCGTCGCCTTGTCGAGCATCTGGTCGAAGGTGAAGTCTTTCCCCGGATACTTCCGCTGTCGTTCATCCTGGTGCCATTGCAACATCATGTCGCTAATCGGCGGTGGTAGTACCGTCCGAAGTGCAAGGACGGCGGGCTGGTCCGCATACTTCCATAGCGTCTCGATGGTGGTGCCGAGTCCTTCCAGCGGCGGGGTTGTGACGAAGGTGGTGAAGTCCGTGAAGTTGGCGGGGCGGCGTCCGCATCGCTTTATCACCCGCTCCTGCCACCGGGATTCGGTGATGATCTTGGTCGTGAGTCGCGGTATCAGTTTGGTGGCGCTGTCCGCTTCCATGATCGTCTGGCGAAGGTCAGATATGAGGCCGTCGTTTATGCCGAGTTCATCACACATTGCCCACCGCCTGCTGCTGCATCACCCGGTTCGCAGCGCGGGCCAAACCACCCTTGCGTCCGGCGGCGCGGGCTTCTTCGGGGGTGAATTGATGAAGCTTTCCGCGCTGGTGTCCGAGCGTTGCGGCGGCGCTGGCAGAGGTGGAATTAAATTCGTGGGCTGTCCCCCTCTCGTGCGCCACGCGCCCGCCCTTGCTGGCAATCATCCGCTGCTTCTCCTTGTCCATTGAGGCGAAGCCCCGGAGGCTTTTGCGTGTTGCCACTTCCATGGAATGTCCTCATAAAAGAAAGGGCCTCGGGCCTCTCGGCCTCTGGCCCTGGAGTGGGTCACTCGGCAAGTTTGAGTTCGGGGGCGACACGTGAAATTCGGCTGCGAAGCGTCGGCTTTTGGAGGCGGCGAGTAGTCCCGTAGGTGTCCGCCGGCTGCGTCTCGCCAGCTTCCCGCATCTGCCGAACCGTGTCTTCAAAGACGGTGTTCAGCAGGCTACGCGCGCTGGTGGTCGCGCGCTTCGTTGGAATAAAGACGTTGGCCTTTGCGGCGATGCAGGTGACGCCGAGTGTCCCTAGAGGGGCAAACCGCACTTCGTTGTCGCTCTCTTCGATATACTCGCCCATCGCGCCGGTGGCGTTGTCGAAAACGAATTGCCCCCTGAACATGTGGCCGGCTCGTGTGCTTCCAAACGGAACACAGAGTTCCAAAATGGTGTCTAGCCACTCTTGGCATTCGGTGTCGGTGTCCACTGATACGGAGAATGGTGTGGCCTTCATTTTGATCCTTTCAACGAAAAGCCGGTCCTTAATAATCACGAGCACGCGCTCGTGGTGATGTTCGGTGGGAGGCAGGGAAGCGGGCGTGGTCGCCTCCCCGCCCTGGTGGGGCGTGATTGGCTACCCGTAGCCGGGAGATGGCGGCATCGGGGTAGCGGCGGGTTAGACGGTGGGGGTGGGGACGTGGCTTTTTAGTAGCCACGCCGCAACCGCCGCCTTCGGGTATCTGATTTTCCGACCGATTTTGAAGTATTCGATATCGTGTGCGTGCGCTTTGCACCTGGCCGATGCAAGGCTCTTAGCTTTGATAGCCCCGTTGGTGACGCGCTCAACATCACTAGGGGCCAATAGGTCGGGCAAACTCTGAAAGCTGGGAATGAGTCTCAGAATCAATTCTTCGCCGGGGGCGGGGGTTTCCACTCTCATAGTCCGTTCCCCCGCCGCCGAGACTCAACGCGAGCAATCGCAGATTGAATCTCTGGAATGTCTTCTTCCCGCCAAAGGCGGATAATACCTGCGCGCTGATAGGGCGGGATTCGGTAAACGTCAATGGCATACTTGACGCGGGCGTTCGGCCTTCCAATCCGATCAGCCACCTCCGTCAAGGTTAGTAGGGTGGATGGTTTCATACAGACTCCCGTGGTAGAGCATACGTGCGTATATGCACTATCTTGGGGGTCTTTTTTTAGAACCTGTAGCGGAAACTCACGGAAACACGCATGGAACCCTACTCGGAATTCTTACGTTTTTCCGCGAGCCTCCGGATTTTTTCCGCGTCCCGAAGGTAACGCGCAAACGTATCCGCGCTCGGTGGGAACTTTTCCGGAAGTTCCTTATTTTCCACAATCCACTCATACGCCTGCGGGGGCTTCATCTGTGCAACATGGGGATGTTGCCGGCAGACTTCCATATAAAAATCGAACGCTCGTTGAGCGTAACTCTGCATCTTGGGTGGTGGGATTGTGGGGGCAGGCTTTGATCGCGGGGGCTGCTTCGTCTCCCCGGCGAGGTTTTTGGTATTGTTTGACCAGTAGTGGTCAAAGGCCCACGCTTCTGCAACACGCTGAACGACTTTGGGCCATAACTCACAAATGCGAACGGTGTCCATTGGCAAAATGCTTGTGATGGCCGCATAAGTTGACAGCTCGTGCCTTCTTATGCTCATCTCCTCAAAAAACAAGAGCATAAGACTGGCTTCGTAAGTAGCGGCGTTGGCGAGTTTTGTAAGGTCGGCCACGGATTCTGCCATTGCCCGTCGAGACTTTCTATTGTCTATTACGTAGCCAAAAAACATGGCTCCAAAAAGAATGAAGCCACCGCTCATGAAAACCCCAATTAGCCACCCCATAACGGTTAAGATCGGGGATTTCGCCAATGAGGACGGCGCTGTTGTTGGAATCGTCTGTGCCAATCGCGCAGTCCCGGCGACCATTACGCACCCCGCGAGCAGGAGAACAAAACCGTGGACGATCCGTTTTGTGACTATTGCGAACAGCCGGTGGTTGTTTTCGATATGGCTAACGTGGTAATTGTACGTCACTAAATGAGAATGGAGTTTGGCACCAGCCTCCGCGAGCCTATCTATTGACTCCTTGAAATTTAAGAACTGCTGCGGCTTTGGTTGGGTTGCTGGCAAAATGTTGTCGCCTGCGGCTGGGTTTGTTTCTTCCACTGTTCACCTCAAAAACTCGGGCGGCTCGCGGCGGGCGTCGGCAGGTGAGCGCCAGCGCCTCGCCGCGAACCTTCCACGGGTAATTAAGCCGTGGCCCGATGGGTCAATTTACAACTGCTCCAGTTCATCGGCTATGTTGCGAAGCGCGGCGGCGGTTTCGTCCGGGGTTCCAGTTCCCATCCGCGACTCAACCAACTCCAACACTTCCGCCAGCTCCGGACGTATGCCTTCCTCGGTTGTAACCGTGACGCGGAGAACGGCCAGAGCTTCGTTGCCTGATTCCTGATTTTCAATCACGTCGTCCGCCAACGCGCGGAGATGCGGTGCAAACCATCGTTTGGTTGCCAGCCGGAATTGCTCCTGAACCCGCGCGAGGATTTCGGGAGGAACGCCGGTGACGCCTTCCACATCCACCGTCTTGATGGAGATGGTCACGATCAGCCTGAGGATGCTTTTCTTGGACGGCTCGTCGGGCTGGAGGTCTTTGACACATCGCGTAAATATCTCCGCAAGCCCTTCCCATATGAGGATTTCCTTTTCAGGGTGCGTATCGTATAGAAAACCGTCAAGAAAAGCTGTTTGTGTATCGACGTGTGCATATCCGGCAATCTTTTTCCAAACGTCTCTTGCGCGACGTGCGAGCTGGTGGTTAAGGGCATGGTGCCGCTTGACGGTTGCGGGTTTGAGGTCTCCGATGTTCGAGGCGCGAAAACTCGCGGTTCCGTCGTCCTGAATCTCCCGGGCCTGGATGATGTGCGGTTTCTGACGCATTGGTTATTCCCTTTCGTTTGGGGTTTGGTTGGGGTGAGTTTAACGCGCGGCGGACCGTCCGCCACGTGATTTCTTCACGGATTTTTTACCCTTGCGACGCCGCTCCCGCGCGGCGCGTGTCGGGGGTTGCGCATCATGCGTAGTGACGTTGGTTTGCGATCTCGCCCATCGCCGCTCCCGCAAATACACTCGCCCCAAGTCTGCCGCGAGCTTGCGGGCCTTGTGACGTTGGTCTGGTTGGCGGGTCCAGTGCGAATCGGCAAGTTCTCGGGCGACCTCAAAACTGTCCCGCGAGTCGCCGTTGCCGCCGTTGGCGAACCTCGCGCGCCCCGATGAATCGGTAACCGCGTCGATGCGTTCGGCGCTCTCCGCCCGCTCGAACCATGAATTCCCGGTCCGCTCATCGCGTCCCAAGTACACCAGCAACATCTCGCCCACTGCGTACGCCCGGCCATAGACACCGCTACGGACAACGCCGCCGGGCTGGCGCAGGCTTTTAACCTGCACAACCGCGCGGCACCAATCGCCTTGCACCAAATCGGAGTCGGGATGGATAAGCAGCACGTCGCCCCAGCAAAGGAACGGGCTGAGGTCGGGAACGTAGTTGGGCGGCTGGTATTCAACGGTGTATGCGTGTGATGTGTTCGCTTTTGGCTTTTTCATTCGCCACCGCCGTGGAATTCGCCGTCCATGTTGTCCAGCTCGGCGGCTATGGCGTGCCAGCCGTCGAAGCATTCTTTGAGCATGCCGGTGTATCTTTGTGCCGCCTCCTCGTTCCCCTGTTTCTTCACGGCTTCGGTCGCTGCTTCGATCTGCTGCATGAGCGCCCAGCCGCGTTGTTGGGCGATGTAGAACGGCGACACCCTCACGCCGTCCACAATGGCATTCAGGGGCAATGCGGGCGATGCCGGGGCGTCCTTGGCCACGCCTCGGATGTAGTTCACCAGCTCGTGCGCGAGGTCGTGCAAGAGCGGCATGGTCGGCTGTTCGGCGGGCGCTGGTGGCTTGCCAGTGGAGAGGTAGGCCACAATCGCGTCCCGGCATTCGTCCGGTGCGTACCCCTTGAAGCCGGTGGCTCTCTTGAAGGCGTCAAAGATGGGGCGGGTGATTTCGTCCTGCCAGCGGTCGGCGTTCCGCTGCGCCTCCGTTCCCGCCTCCAACCACGTCTTCAACGCGCTCACCAGTTCGAAGCCGGTGGCGCTGTCGGTGGCGTCGGCGCAATTGGCGGCTGCGAGGCTTTCGATAACCCCGGCGCGGAGAACGATTCCCTCGGTGAGCATCGCGGCGCGGGTGGCGTTCCCGATCTGCATGATGGCGGCGACGGCTGGGGGAAACTCCCGCAGCAGCTCGGCCTCCTGGTCCGCCTCGTCCTCTGTTATCACCGTTTGGGTATCGCCGTCGATCCACGAGCGGTCGCGGGTGAGGAGTTGGAAAGCGCGATAGACGGCGCTGCCGACCTTGGGGAGCGGCGGGTAGTCCTTCGGTGCAAGGGTGTGCTGCTCGCCGTCGTCGGTCTCAATGATCGCTCCGGCGTCGGTGTGGCCGGTGACGATGTACACCACGCCGTCAGACGTGGCGTCGATCTGGCCGACGACAGGGAGCGGCTTGTGGGAGATGGTGGTGGTGGTCTCATTCGTGGTCATTGGGTTAGCCTTCCGTTAAATGTGGGCGCAGAATCTCCGCGTCCCGTGTTTGGGGATTTTGCTTGACGAGGGAAGGCGGCGAGGCTTTAATGGGGTCTCAAATATCCGTGGCCTCAACCGCCACAACGATCCGAGCCCCTGCGTCTTGTCCACGCGGGGGCTTGTGTTTTTGCATCTTCCTCCTTGCTACCAACGTTGGCAGTAACGTGTCCAAAAAAAGCCGCTTATTGCCGGTTTTGACGGCGCTCCTCGGCGTCCAGAATGTCGATGATTTTCGCGATGTTGGTTCCGCCCATGTCTGTCTTGCTGCCTTCTCTGAGATAGGTATAGAGCGCGTTGGGCGACAGGGCGTCGCCGAGTTGTTCGCTGAGCCAGTATTTTGACTTGTCCAGCTTTTTCAGCCGGTCGAGGATTTGCCGCCGGAAGTCTGTCGCCACGTTCCATCGTCCAATTGACGCTATCGTGTGCGGCATCGTATCGGCTCCTGCCATGATTGGTCTTACCAGTATGGGTACTACCAAAAACCACAGTATGTGGCCGGATGATAACGCGGAGGTGCGTGGGGTGGTTCCCAAAATCGCGAACAATTTTCGGACGATGTGCAGAATGGCGGCGCAAGTGCGTTGCAACACCGGGAGTTGTGTGCTCTAAAAATAAATGAATGGGCAAGCGGTTTGGTGTGTCGCTACAATTTGTCCTTCGACGGATCGAACACGGGCGCGTCGCTGCATGGAGGGGCTGGCTCTGGCGGCGCTGCCTTAATGGGGAGGACTTGTCGGATGGGCGACATACCCCGTGGATGCAGAGTTCGCATCAAGCAAATGTGCGACAACGCGGAACTGCAAGGTAAATGGGTCATAGTCATGCAGCCCCAAGTCGAGAGCGGCAAGGTCTGCGGCTATTGGGTGAGTTGGGAAGGCCCGCATAAGTTGGTGAGCATCAAAGACATTGATGGAAGGTGGCGGAACAACGGGAGGCCGCGAAAGGGGTAATCTTCACTTCATTAGAAGCCCGTGGCGGCGTCGCTGGCGTGTCGGTCGGGTTCTAGGTCAATGAAAAACCCCGCTCGTTGGCGGGGCTGTGCGGGGTCGAGGCGGTAGGGGGAGGCTTATGCGGTTTTCGCGACCGGCGAAGCCACTGGCACGACGGCCATAATCTCTTTCCCCACTATCTCCACGGCCTTCCGCATTCCGTCCGCCGTCTCCTTGGCGTAGATGCCGGTCACGTCCTTCCGCTTGTGTGCCAGCAATGCCGCCACATTGGGATAGCTCGCCCCCTTGTCCACCGCCCACGTTGCCGCCGTCCGGCGCAGGTCGTGAAGCGTGAACGCCTTGACACCTGCTGCCTTCCAGATTGCCGCGATTGCTTTCTTCGGTTCCTCCAGGTGCCCCGATGCGCTGTCGGTCGCAAACACCCATTCTCCTTCAGGGGCACCTTCCCGACGCCGGTTGAGGATTTCCATCGCCTGTGGGGAGAGGGGCACGGCGTGCTGCTTCTTGCCCTTCATCTTCGCCGCCGGGATGGTCCAGGTCTTGAACGGCAACTGCACCTCATCCCACCGCATGGTCAGCAGGGTAGACCGCCGCTGCATCGTGAACAGCGCCAGCTTCACAAGGTCCTGAATCAGTTCCGATTGCTTCTCCATTGCTGTCCACACCGCCGCCAGCTCTTCGGCATTCAGCCACACGTCGCAAGCTTCTTCTTTTTCTTTCCGCACCTCCCGCACGGGGTTGTAGCCGGCCATACCAAACGCCTTGGCGCATTCGCTGAACATGCCTGAGAGCACCGCCATCGTCCGGTTCGCTGCCGTCAAGCCGCCCTTAATTGGGCGCTTCCGTCCCTTGGCGTCTTCCATCTCCCGCCCCATCTCTCCGTTTTTGATCTTGCGGTAAAGCGACTGCACCGCGTCCTCGGTCACGTCCGACACCCGCTTGCCCTTCCATGGTTCCAGGTACCGCCGCCACAACCCCAAGTCCTCCTCTTTGGTCCGCTCACGCTTCGCGGCCATCGCCGGTGAGTCCAGATAGGCCGACCACATCGCGCCCAGCGTTGCGGCCTCCCGTGCCTCACGCTTCATCTGGTTCGGGTCTTTCCCGTCGCGGATGTAGGCGCTGTACTCGTCGGCCTTGTCTCTCGCCTGATCGGGGGTCATTTCTTCCGCCGGGCCAATCCGGTAATCCTTGGGTTGGCCCTTGACCCATTTGTAAAGGTAGTAGGTCTTGGTTCCCTTGGAGGTCACCACCAATGCCAAGTCCCGGCGCTCCGTGTCCATGTACCGGACCTTGGACTTCCCCGGTGTGCATAGTGCCGCTGCCACTGCAGTCTTCGTGAACTTGAAACGGGTTTCAGTCGCCAT